ACCGGACACCGTGATTTTATAGTCACCGTTGACAATAATCTCATGGTCGGCCACCGTCACATCTTGCCGTTTTGATTTTGAGACATACTTCACCGCTCCATCAGGACGCAGTTCGATGTGAGAACCCGTACGATGATAAACCTGTATGCGTTCGGCGCCCGGCGTATCATCCATCTCAAACAGATGACCAGATTCCGTCGCGGTCACATTGTTGTAGGGGTACTCTGCGGCATATGATGGAGGCAGTTCCGTAATCGTTGGGGCGGCCGCCCCGCGAATCGGATCGTTCTTTGCTTTTCGGAATACCCGTAGGATATTAGCACCAGCGCCTAAAAACATACTCTACCTTTCGTGCTTATGTCGGAAACGGCGGACTAGATGCCGGAGCAAGAGGGTTCTGATACCGATACCCCGGCAACACTCCGAGCATGACCGGTTGTTGTGCGAGCTGCCCGTCCAAGAAAAATCCCAAGACCCACGACGCAATCGGCGGCGACTTCGGGCATCCCGAGTTTCCTAATGGTGCCATGGCTAAGGCCCACGGAAGATCGTCAGTTGCAATACCCGTCGCCGCACTCTCGCCGGTAGTAGTCTGTGCGGACTCGTTGTGAAATCCGAAGATTCGGACGCGCGCCCGGCCAAGCTTTAAGGGGTCTTTGTTATCTTCGACGACACCAATCCACCAGACGAATCCATTCTTGCCCATGAAATCGTGCGCGGATGGTGTGCCAAAAGCATTTAACGACATACAACACCTTTACGCAATAGAATCCGAACACGCTTCAAAAGTTGTTTCATACTGATATGCGTCATTTCCCATATTTATAATGGTATGTTTGACCGCTAAAATAATATACAATCCCGATCGCAAATCAGTAAATCCGCCCGTCGTGGTGTCATTATTTAAGACATTGGGAATCTCAATATGCACAACCGACCCCACATTCAGATTTGGGGCACCAGCCACCTTTACCCGCACGGTAAACATTTGCAGTTCGAGCAACTCACGATTTCGTACCGCTAAAGTTTGCTCGATAAAGTTTTCCGCTGGACGATACTCCCGTGGAAACGGCGAAGTATCGTTGCCGGCGCTAATGCTGGTCGTGGGTACCACAAATACTCGGGCGGTTGGATGTGCAACCGTAGCAAACTCAGGCGGATATAGTGGTCGCGCATTCAACCGCTCGCGACTCTTAAACAGATTATCGTTTACTGATGTTGTGGTCACGCGATACTGTCCTGCTAACACATCAACCCCGATAGTCGCCGACGAAAAATATCCTTCACTCAAGCCATATAAGAAATCAAAGTTATTGACGATATCGATTTGTTCTGCGGCAATATAACGATCTCCCGCACGAGTCGGTGCTAAACCACCAACTTGACGACGCACATAAACGGGATTCTCGTTCCACTTCTTGCGGCCTTGTTTCACCATCTCTTGTAGTGACCGGAAATAGAACCCATCTAACGTTTCATAGAAAAAAAAGTTTGCGCGATTGTCTGGGGTGTATGCTTGCAATGTCGCTAACTTAATCGCATTCAGCGGGGTAATATACGGGGCTACAAATCCAAACGGTTTTGCGTCTGCACTGAATGTAGGTTCAAAATACGGTCGACCGTCAGGAGCGGTAGTGGTACCGTACGGTTTTGTGGTGCCAATATATTCAGACAGCACTGTGTTGATAACTTGCTCGACGCGCAAGTTCTTGAACACCCGAGAAAACCGTTTTTCGCTAGACTTTAGCAGTTCGGGACTCGCAAGACCAAGACGATAGGTTTCTGACCCTTGTGATTGGGGAATGCGCTCCGTTTGATTGTATACGGCAAAGTTTAACACTGCACTAGTGCTGGTTGCGGCTTGATAGGGATAGTATCGATACGTTCCCGTGCGAGGGTTGAATACACGAAACTTGACCGAAAGATTTTCTATGCCCATAAGAGGCACAACACTCGACAAGTTCATGTCATCTTGAACGCGCAACTCTCCCGTCAGTGTGGGGTTAAACACACTTTCATAAATGTTCAAGGAGGTCATGTAGTTCCGCGCATCACGAAATACCGCAGCTTGTTTTGCAGTAATATTTCGTGCCGTTAGATCACCGAGAGTCGGCGTTTTTAAGTCACATTCCAGTAACTCAACATCTTTAAGAGCAAACGGAGAACTAATTCCACCGGACATAGTTTATGCTCGCAGTAATGCGTCTAACTGATTTTCTATTGAAGGCACGATACGAGGCTCAACGAGCTTGATCTCTCGTCGAGTATCATTTGCTTCTTCTTCCTGCTCGTAGACGGTTTTGATTTCGCGTATTGCCGGACCCAAACTCAGATAGGTTTCCCGATTCACAAAATACCGTTCCCCCTTAATAAGTTGGATGTATTGGGTGTCAGGCAACGGAGTTACTTCATTCTGACTACGAGAAATTCCATCTAAAGCACCCACACTACTTTCATATTTTTTTGCGATGTAGTTTTTAAACTCTTCGTTTGACATCGGCCAATCATACCAATCACGCATATTATTGGCTAACAAAATTAACCACACATACTGCGAACTGCCATAAAATTTGGCCGCGATGGTGTCGGCGCGCTCCGACTCTTGTACCCGATAGGTAACAAATGGAATCGACTCCGACCCCGTAGTCAAACTTTGCAGTTGAAATCGCACGGTCATATCTGGCACCGTGCGATTGACAGGCAGACCAGTGTCGTCCGTATATTCAGTCGCGGTATAAGGAATGCGTGGAAGACGAGTAAAATAATTCATGGCTAGAATCGATAACGAGTTCTATTTTTTGTAATTGTATCAAACACTCCAGCATTTTCTAATGTTCCCTCTACGGTAACTGGGTTTTCAATCACAATTTGATTTCGTGTTAAAAATGACACTTCTTTGAATGTCATAGACACATCAATTTTTGTTGGATATCGTTTGACATCGTTTCCTACAGTTTTAAACAACTTTGGAGAGTCTACTCCGTCTGCATAATTCACTTGCATACTTGTCAGCACTGAAGGCAACAGTGTGAATGTGGTGTCTGCAATCGAATAAATAATTTGCCATTCTAACGGAAACTTTAACCATGTTCCAAATTGTCCAGCTAGTGTAGACGTAAACTCGGGTAGCATGTAAAACTTGAAGTATTGAAGAATCTTATCTATTGTTTGAGATTCGTGCAATGACTTTGGTTGAAATGTGTACACAAAAGTGTGTTCGCGAAATGGCACATTTTCATATAACACTTCGGTAAACGGGTTCACCGTTTTATTCATTGCTAGTGTTGCCACATCTTTAAATGTTTCGCTGATTCCGCCTAATCCTTGTAATGCCCCTGTTGTGCCTGCATCAACGAGGGTCGAACCGGCTTCACCCGCAATACCAGCAAGCCCACCAACAGTAGCTTTTACTTTATCAATCCATCCGTCCGCATTTTGTACCGCATTTTTTAATTTGTTGGCTTCTTCAAGAATGTTTTTTCCACCTACTACTAACGAACCCACAGCACCCCCTAATGACACATCACGATATCCCACAGAAAATGTGGTTGATAATGCCGATGATGGGATGGGAAGTGCAATCGTGCGCCGAGGTCCGGGCAATCCGTCTAGTAATGATGTAGGCGTCGCGAAAGATTCACCGATAGAAACTACTCGATTGCGTTCATATGGACCGAACAACACATACGGGATACCAAGCTTTGACAGATTGGTCGGAAACTTGACACAATCTGTCCCGAATACCGTAAGCGGATCTCTTGACGGGTCGTCGTATGAATAAAGGTTATCGGCCATATTGGTATCTAAATAGGAAACGGACATTAGTATATAGGGACTATGGCACGATATCATCAGGGGAAGTTCATTCCAAAAAACCCCCATAAGTATGTGGGTGACCCGACGAACATCATTTATCGGTCGTCGTGGGAATTCAACTTCCTACAATGGGCCGATCGTGAAGAGAATGTCTTGCGATATGCATCGGAAGAACTCCATATTCCGTACTACTTCCACGGTGATGGTAAATGGCATCGGTATTTCCCCGATTTCATTCTACACGTCAAAGACAAAAACGAGGCACAACAAGTGTGGATGGTCGAGATTAAACCGCAACATCAAACGCAACATCCCCAAACACGACGGTTCACCTCCAAGCGTCGGCAGCTACGCGAGACGATGGAGTACGCGAAAAATCAAGCAAAGTGGGCGGCCGCCGATATTTTTTGCCGCAATAAAGGGTGGCGGTTCATGATCCTCACCGAAAAGGAACTGTATGGCGACCGATCCCTTTGACGCAATCGTCCTGCGGAACGCACCCCAGTTTCTTGCAGGCAACTACCGCACACTCCCTCGTAATAAGTTTCGTGGGGTGTTTCACGACACTCCACCCGAGCGTCGAGTACTGACGGGACAAACGCTCCCAAATGTGCCAAGTTTAACCTTTGTGCCGTTGCTGAAACAATTTGGGGCGATTGCCAACCAACGCACCACGGCTGGTGTGGCTGCATGGGTTAAAACTACGACCTATTTACTCGGTCGTGTTGATGACGACGATCAGCGCGAAGTCATGCAAAAATACCAGAACCTGAAAAGCTTTAGTGTCTCACCGGCACAAATGCAGCCGGGATTTCTTTATACCTTTCGCTATCAAGCAAAAGCAAATCAGTTTGACCGATTCCCCCTGACACTGGTATTAGACAAAGACAGAACCAGCATCTTGGGATTAAACTTCCACTATTTGCCGTTAATTTGGCGGTTTGCATTCTTTGAAGCGTTAATGCCGTTGATTGCCCCGCTCCCTGTGTCTCAGCGGACACGGATTCTTGCAACCTATCAGCGTCTTTCTATGGGCACTAAATACTACTATTGGGAATCAACCGTGAAACGATACACGATGAAACAAATTCAAAGTCGCGCGATATTCATAACCCCGATTGAATGGGCTGCTGCGGTAGCATATCCTAGCGACATGTTTATTCGTACAACATCCAGTATAGTATATACCCAAAGTCTTCGTAACAAGTAATATGTCGATTACATCCTTTCGTCCAGACGCGTTTTTTGCAAAGACGGCACATTTTGCCAGTCAAGGTCGTGGTCTGTTCACGCTTACCCCAAATCTAGCGACAGATCGCGTAGATGACGGAAAACATGTTCTTGATGTTACACAACCTACTTCTCGTTCGTATGATACGGCAAAAATAACACAAGGATTAGAGCTGTTAAGAACCGGATTAGTTGCAAAAAATTTCAGTGTTCCTTCCTTGCAATTAAACACATATGAACCGTTCAGTTACATGGGGCCCACGAAAAAAATGCCCTATGGGATGCAATTCAGTGACCTTGAAGTAGAGTTTTATCTGATGGGTGCATCATCTTCAGAAGCTAGTGCATTACATTACTTGTTTTCACGGTGGATGGAAGGCATTGCGGGTCCGCGCACAGGGTCGAATGACTTTGAGGTTCGAGACAGCGATATGCCTATTTCAGACGGGACAGTTTTTGAAGTCGAATATTACAATAACTATATCGCGGACGGACAAATTCGTATTTACTCTCCCGTGGATAGTGTTTCAGAGGAGATAGCCTCCCCGCAAGTTATCACTTTAGTCAAGTTTAGCGAATTGTTTCCCATCGCGTTAGGGCCGCTCCAACTTTCGTGGGAATCACCGGATGCTCCCTTATCGTTAAGTGTGACATTTGCGTACTACTATCATCGTGTTATTTCTACCGTTTAATTTTTTCATTGAGGTACATCATGAAGCTTCCGTTAGTTGACACCTATGCGTTCCCGGTAACGGTTCCCTCGTCAAACACGGCCATTACCATTCGTCCATTCTTGGTGAAAGAAGAAAAGTTGTTGTTAATGGCTCAACAAAGCAAAAGTTACGACGAACAGGTCGAAGCGATCTCTCAAGTGATTCGTAACTGCACGAACAATCAAGTTGAGCCAAAAACCGCCCCCTTCTTTGATATCGAATATCTCCTGATTCAACTTCGCACTCGCAGTGTGGGAGAAACAATCAATCCTTACTATGTGTGCCGAAATAC